GGTGATGCAGGCCGCGCCCGATGCGGTGGGGAAGCGCGCCAGCAGAGGGTCGCCGTCGTCGGTGCCCGCCGGGTTGGCCGCCCGGCCCAGGGCCAGCGCGCCGGCCAGGGCCACCGCGACCCAGGTGGTGAAGAAGCCGCGGCCCAGGATGTAGATGAACAGATGGCCCGGCAGCCAGCGCCGCACGCCGGCGCCCAGCAGCATGGCCAGCGTGCCGGGCACCAGGCCCAGCCACACCAGCCGGTGCAGGCCGTCGTCCCAGGGCAGGCCGCCCAGCACCATCACCACGCCGGCCACCCAGCACCTTGCGCACCGCCGCCACCCGAGCCTCCTGAGCCACCACCACCCGCATCAGAAATACCCGCACGTCCACCACCAATCGCGGTTGCAATACCTGAAATATAAGAGTTACCCCCTTGCGTAGGGTATATCGGTCCGTTATCTGTGGTCTGACCAGCACCGCCACCCCCGCCAACAACAACAGAAGTAGTACCAGTAGGTATTAGTGCAGTCATATCTATATAACCACCAGCACCGCCGCCGCCACTAACTAAACGATTATCAGCATTATTGCCTGAGCCACCACCGCCACCACCAGCAACGATAAGTACTCTAGTGTTTATAGAAGTGCCATTAAATAGAGATCCGGTTAACGACTTAGCATACATATTATTAAGGCTAATAGGGCCTGAATACACGCCAGCTAATTGCCTAGACAAAGCGGTATTTAAACTATTTTGACTAACAGGGGGTAAGCCAACTTCCCCGCTTAGATCTTTAATAGAAATAGTGCCGGATGTTGGGGTAGTCATTATGGAGTACCAAATGCAGTTACGTTACCAGAAGCAATAGTATTGCCGCCTAAATCTATAGACATCTTATCTACTGTTTTGTACTTAAAGTACAACTTAGATGTGTTCTCAGTATGTGTTCCAGACTGTGATCCTGATGTAGCAACAATACTTTGCCATGTTGCAGTACAAGTGCCTGATGTAGAGAAAGCAACCGCTGATCCACCTGAAGTAGTAGATACTTGGAACGAAGTAGATGTTCTATTTATTACGTAGTAGTTTGTACCCGCCGTAATAGTGGATGGGCAACCAGTACCAAAGTAAACTACTTGACCATTAGTAGGGGCTGCTGCAACACCAAAAGTACTAGGCGTAGCGGCGGCGTATGTAGCCGTTTGTGATTGCCCTAAAGTTGTCGCTAGATTGTATGTAGTCGCTGTACGGTTAAATACGTAGTAAGGCGTATCTGCTGTAACTCCGGTTGGTAACGCACCTGTAGTTGTAAACGCTACTGCAGTTCCGTTTGCTGGCGATGTTGTTACTGTAACTACTGCTGGTGTAGCAATAGTTATCGCCGCTGCTTGCGTTGTAGATGTTTCTGCTATTGACCAGTTTGTTAAATTTACTGGGATGTTAGTAACAGCAGTTGAAATTGCGGTCGATACAAAACCTGTAGTAGCTAGTTGTGTATTATTTGATGCCGCAGGTGGGGTGACTGCAAGCGATACTGTGTTTACTGTAAACGTTCCTGATCCTGCGCCCGAAACTGCAACTAACGGAGTTAACGTTGATGATGTTGAGAAATTAAATGTAGTAGAGTTAATTGGCGATACAAAATAAGTTGTGCCCGCAGTTATACCCGTAGGTAATGTGCCACCAGAAGATACGCTAAACACAATCGCTGCACCGCTTACAGGAGTCGCTGCAACTGTAACTATTGAAGGAGTAGCTACGCTTATAGTCGCTGCTAATGATGCGCCTAAGAAAGCTGAATTAGGAATAACTAAATTACCATTCGCAGCAACACTACCTGTCGTAGTAAACGTACCACCGACTGTTAAATCACCAACTATACGGTTTAATTGTTCCCGTATATTAGTACCATCACAACGAATTAAGCATGAGCTATTAGCAGGTATTGCGAGTGTTAAACCGCCTGATGGAACTATGCCACCCGGTGCAGTAGCTGCACTAATAGTGGCAGTGTAGTTAGTGTTGTTTACCATCACGTACAGCTTAGTTACAGGCGGTACATAAATAGTAAATCCAGTAGTCAAAGCTGTAGTGAGTACTACAGTAGAGTTACGTGCTTCATCTGCTAGGCCGTTTTGAGCCGTTAGTGCTTGGCTAGTAGAGGTAACAGTAACGTTAGCGGTACCGGAAATAGCATCTTCCAATATAGTGCCAAGATTAGTGTTCGTTACAGTGCCCCACGTACCGGAGTTTTCTCCGTTTGCCATTAATTGAATACGTAAGTCTGGTGAGTATGTACTTGCCATGATTAACCTTTAGATAGATACATTGCACGTTCTTCATTGCGGCGACGAGTTAAACCTTTGTTTACTGCACCGGCGGCTTTGTTGTACAACAGGAAGGCATCGGACGCTCCTTCAAAATCACCTCGGTTATGGCGCATCCGAATGCTGGAGCGCTGCAAGGCACCGAGACCACAGTTGAAGGAAAAACTGACCATAGCGTCAAACCGCCCCTGAGTAAGATTAGCAGGGCAAAACTTAGGTACGCCAGATTCAAAACGTCTGAGATCAGTTCTGAGTATCTCATCGACTTCCTCCATTGTCAAAGTTCTATTCCACTCTGGGGGGCATGCCAACTGCCCTGCAGCTTTAGCTGCTTTGCGCTCTTCTAGCTTCATATTCATATGCGCTGGTGGAGCAATTAAATGGCCCACGCCGGTCGTCCAAAGCAAGATGTGGTCAAGGTACGGTTTGACCCGTACCCCTTCGTTTTGTTTAATTGACAACAAGCAACGATCTGAAATTTTCATTTCTTGCTGAACGCCTGTGACCCAAACCAAAACGCAATAATCGAAACCAGAATCTGCATCTCGTCCTGATCAAAGATGTACTGCATCGCTTTGTAGAAATCCATACCTGACGACCATGCCCACCATATACCGGATATGTCTACCACCATTAGTAAGAAAACAAATAGATACGTGACTACTGGGCGAACAGATGAACGCAAATTAATCACCCATAGGGATGCGCCTTTACCAATTTCTATATCGTGTTGGTATAGCGCTTGACGTTCTTGCACATCTGCTTGAATCTGAATCTGCTCGGTATGGATAGCTTCGATGCGTTCTTGTGATTGGAAGCCAGCTTGCTGCATACGTAGCTGTTGATCCATCTGCATTTGAGCCAGAGCAATCTCATGCTTTTTGTCTTGTCTATCTTGAAAAAAGTCTAGTAGCTTTGGTAAGCCACCCATCAAGAATGACAGCGTGGTTGAGAGTAGTGTAAGCATTAACTGCCTCCTTGATCAAACATCCATTTAATAAACCATGCAAAACCTGCAACGATCAACGTAATAACGATACCACCCAAGCAGTTATAGACTACGTTCATAGTTTTAGCGATAGCGCGTTTCTTACGCATCTTTTCTGCTGCTATAGCCAATCTAGCTTCTGTGGCAGCTTTCCTAGCGGCTTCAGCTTTCTCTTCACGCTCTTTACGCATCCTACTCAAGCGTTCCCAGAACTCATCCCACATTCCCGGCTCATCGAAGTGGTAGATAAAGAAGTGCTTGATCTGGGCGTAATACTGCTTAATCTCCCGATCCATCGCCATCATATCCATCACGTACTCGGCATCGCTGATTGGGTCAGCTACCGGCTCACCTGCTGCTATCGCTTCGTCTTGCGCTTTCTTTGCTAACTCTAAATTGTTCCTGCCTAACTCATACCGACTTGCCGCTGCGAAAAACTTTTTTACTGGTGAAAGAGATTCGCCTAGTTTTTTCCCCGACTCTACGCATTCGTTAATACTATCTACTGCTTCTTTCGCTTCATCAGCGGCGGATTTAATACCGTTTATAACTAGCTTAATACCTGAAACGGCTAACCCTATTGTCATCGGGTCGATCATGATTCTTCCTCTATGAAGGTTTTGCCTCCAAGCTCAATACGCTTGGTGGTGTGTATGTAAGTTGTTCAGGCACAGTTAACTTTAATTCTATCTTCAGGGGGTCAACACCGCCTTCTAAGTACGCCATTTCTTTTGGTATCAACCCTGCATTTTGTAATGCTTTGAACGTGTGTGGGTTAGACATAGCGTTACCAATTTTTGCTGGCGATGGATGCCCTACTGCAATTAACTCTGCATAAATTTCTTTGCCAATCATTGCCGTAAATTCGTTTGCTGCGTTTAACTCAAACATCTGTTCATCGGTATAGCCGGGTAAACGTGTAGGCTCTACGATTACATATAGTTCAGCTATAAGCTGCTTAAGCATTTCTATTTCTAGTTTGTTTAATTCAAATGCATGCTGCTCTGTGTCATGATGCGATAGCACTTCAAGGTGAGCTACTTTAGCTGCAATAATTTCATGCTCAGGAGCGCCAGTATCTATTAAGTATTGAATTTTCTTTTCCGAAGCTTCATTTCGTAGCCTAGCTACTTCTACTAGTTTAGAAGCGGAAATACGACCTTCAAGAAAACCTTGAAGTGTTTTTATTTTTTCCCACGGTGTTTCACCTTTAACTTGGTAGCGATAGTTAAACTCCGAATTAAATTTTGATGCCATTACTATTCTCCTTTAGGTGCGTCGGCGAGTGGATATCCTGAAGCAGGGTTCCACGCTTGGTTTTCTTCATCCCAGTAATAAGGCTGGTTATCTTGTGGCACTGGAATAGGTGGCAGCCACGCCATATCTTCTTCACTCCATACCCATGATGCTGGTGCAGTGGAGTTGTATTGCACATCTCTATACGCTTGTATTTCTTCTGGCGTAAGACCCAGTAAAATTTCTTGTAGATTTTGATTCATAGTATTTTATGCTTGTTGAACCGCATATCCGCAGCAAGCTAAACGCGCCCTTGCTTGCCCTACTGAACCAGCACCGGTAGCGACAACGCCAACATTAGATATAAGATTGGTTACGTTTTGAACTGTGGGACTAACAATACCAAAACCTATAATCCCTTGCCCTGTAAATCCAAACTGAGACCCTGCCCTACCAAAATACGCAGAAGCCGCTACAGCTGCTGTATCTGAAGCTATGACCCCTACATTTGATACAAGATTAGAGATACCTGTTGCAGCTGCAATATTACCGCCTTGGAATATGCCTTTGTCAAACCCATAAGTTGAAGAGCCAACAAGATACCTAGCTGAGCCTGCTGAAGATACATTCCCTGCTATAACACCTCCCGTTGATACTAAGTTTGACGTGTTATACTGTGTGCCACTAGTAGGCAGAGACTGACCACCGAAAAAAATGCCTTTATCAAATCCGTAAGTAAGTCCGGTAGGACCATATCTAGCTTGCGCCGTTGCCGTAGTATCTGTAGCAACAACACCAGATGAGTTAACAAGGTTTTGTGTACTTACTGCAGAAGTAAAATAACCAAAAGCAAAAATAGCTAAGTTATTGTTATATCTACACGCAGCAACGGCTTGCCTGTTACTACCTACTGCTGCGACGTCAGTGCCAACAGCTCCTGCGTTTGTAACTAGGTTAGTTGTACCTGTTGTGGTGGTAGTAAAACCAAAACCAACAATACCTTTATCGTATCCGTATGTGGCTGCTGCTGTATTATTTCTAGCAGTTCCTGCTGCTGTACCGTTAGCAGCAACGACTCCTGCAGTGCTTACTAAATTGGTTGTATTAACGGTGCTACCAGTAGTAGTGGAGCCAATGTTTCCATACATAAAAATTGCTCTACATGTAGGAGAAATCTTACTATAAAAATCAGTAGGTATAATTATGTTGGTTTGCGTAGTGTTACCTCGCAGTGCCAAAACACCTGTTGCATTTATAGCTATTGTCGCAGTTCCAGTACCATTGAGAGCTACTTGAATAGATTGCCCTACGGTAGTACCCGCTAAACTAAGTTGCCCTGTAGAGTTTAGTACACCCATTATTTACTCGCTTTTAATGCATCTACTTCTGCTTTAAGTTCACGTATAGCTTCAAATGCTAATGCGCATAACTTTTCGTAGTCAACAGCTAAAGTCTCATCTTCTTTAGTACGCACTGCTTCTGGTAATACTGCTTGTACATCTTGCGCTACAACGCCGAAGTCAGCTTTACGAACAAAGTAACCATCTTCGCCGCCATGATCTGCTATGTATTCATCAGTCCAATCAAACAACTTACCGCCAATAGCAACGACTTTATCAAGCGCATTAGGTATAGCACGGATGTTTTCTTTGTAGCGGCGATCAGAAGTAGCAAAAGCTGTAATGTTATTTGTTGCTCTGATTTCCCCTGCAGTACCTGTAGCTGCAATACCTACACCGAACGAGCCAAACTGCACACTGCTTGATGTAGCAATATCTTGTGGGCCAGAAAGAGTAATTGCGCCAGTGGAAGCCGAAACAGTGACTCGGTTAGCGGTACCTGTAAGACTTGTTACGCCACCACCACCTGCACCATTTGCTGCTGCTGTGATACGACCTTGCGCGTCAACTGTAATATCTGCGTTGGTGTATGAACCTGCTGTTACTGTTGTGTTAGGTAAGTCGGCAGCAGAAATTGCACTAAAATTGGGTACACCCCCCGTCGTACCGTTACCAAGTTGAACAAGGAACCTTCTTATAGCACCTGTATTAGGCGACACATACGCAGTTACGCCTGTTGAAGATTGGTATACAACTGTGTTAGTGCCGCCACCAGAAAGGTTGGTAGCACTTGTCGAAGCTGCTGCATCAATCTGAATAGTGCCAGCGCCATTAGTAATTGTGATGTTTGTGCCAGCGGTTAGCGTAGCGGGGGTATACGTTGAGCCGTTACCAATTAATAGCTGACCGTTTGTTGGTGTTCCTGTAGCACCAGTACCGCCGTTACCAACACCAAGCGTACCTGTGATACCTGTAGTTAAAGGCAAACCTGTACAGCTAGTTAATGTACCGCTTGATGGTGTGCCTAATGCTGGAGTGACTAATGATGGGCTAGTTTGTAGCACCATGCGTCCGGTACCTGTAGGAGCATTAGTGGTTGCGCCGCCCGTACCGCCTGCCCCTATAGTAGTAACTTGCCACGAAGCATTAACATTAGATGCCGTGGATAAGCACATGTATTCTATGATAACGCCTTGGGTAATAGAGCCAAGGTTAGGTGAAGAACCAGCGGAGTTAAATACAGTAAGGGCACCAGCACCAAGATTAAGTATTTGTACTGCCCAACCTACAGTTAATGTAGTTACGTCAGGTAAAGTTATTACGAGACCAATACTACTGCTGTACGATACAAAAGGCCCACTATTTACCGTAAGCGTGGTTGATGGGGATGCAGTGTAGTTACGTAACGCTTGGGCTGCAGCAGCAACTGTGGTTTGTCCTGTACCACCTTGAGCTATAGTGACAGCAGCGTTATCGGTAAGTATGGTTGCACTATTATTAGGTAGCGTAAACGTTTTGGTTGTAGTCGCAGGTCCACTAAATGCAGTAAATCCATTACCTGTGCCGCCGTAAGTAGCGGCGATAATCTGAGTTAAAGCTGCTGAACCATCAAAGTTATTACCGTAGATTGCACGTGGTGTTGTTAACGTTGCTGCCGAACCTGTAGTGTTCTGATTTAACGTAGGTATATCAGCTGCAACAATTGCACGGAATGTAGGTGCCGCTGCAGAACCATTTGGCGCTGCTAAGAATGTATTAGCGGTTTTACTTGTGTATGGGTTTTGCGTATCACCATAACCAGAATCCAAACTAATCGTAGGTGTTGCACCGCCGCTTGATGCAACAGGAGCAGTTGCGCTTACAGATGTAACTCCACCGCCGCCACCAGTAGCAGCAATCGTAATCGACCCACCACCGTTAGTTATGCTAATACCAGAACCAGCAGTTAACGTTGCTTTGTTTAATGTATTGCCTGTGCTGTTACCAATCAATAACTGACCATCTGTATAACTAGTTTGCCCAGTACCACCTTGTGCTACGGTTACAGCAGCATTACTAGTTAAGATAGTGGCTGAAGCATCTGGTAATAAGAATGTTTTTTGTGTTGTAGTCGGACCGTTAAATGCAGTGAAACCATTACCCGTACCGCCATAGGTAGACGCAATAACTTGATTCAAATCAGCGGAACCATTGAAACTATTACCGTAAATATTACGTGGTGTAGTTAATGTAGCTGCTGAGCCTGTTGTGTTCTGGTTAAGCGTAGGTATATCAGCCGCTACGATTGCACGAAACGTAGGAACGCCTGTTGATCCATTAGGTGCAGCTAGAACATAGTTAGCAGTTTTACTTCCATAAGGATTTTGTGTATCTCCGTACGCAGTATCTAAACTAATAGCAGGTGTAGTACCGCCTGATGATACTACTGGCGATGTACCTGTAACTGATGTAACTCCTGCACCACCTGATGTAGCAATAGTTATAGAACCACCACCGTTGGTAATACTTATACCTGTACCAGCAGTTAATGTAGATTTAGTTAGCGTACCACCTGTGCTATTACCGATTAGTAACTGACCATCAGTGTATGTATCTTGCCCAGTACCGCCATTACTAACACCCAAAGTACCTGATACCGCAGCAGCTTGGTTTAACGCAACAGCGTTCCACTCCATTTGTGTGCCGGAAGCATTTACTGTTAATGATTTGTAGTTAATACCTAGTGGTAACTTCGACCATGTATTTGTAGCAGAACCATACAACAAGTCACCTGTAGTAACAGTGCTTGTACCCGTACCACCATTAGTTGCAGCGACCGTACCAGTTAAAGAAATAACTTGCCCAGTAACGTCAATATTAGTACCGCCAGTATATGTAACTGCACCACTAAACTGTGTATATGTCAGTGGTGTATACCCAATAATCATTGTATTGGGTTCGGTAGTTAATACGTGTGAGTCACCAGCGTTAAGCGTACCTGACTGTGTGTAAAAATAGTCACCAGTACCTAAACCTAAAGGGTCAGAAGGTGCGACTTTATTAACATCAGTAGAGCGAGTAAGTACCCAATTCGTTGAACCTGAACCAATGTTAGACACAACGTAAACACCGTTGTATTGCCCAGAAGTTTGTAAACGAACCATAACTCTGTCGTTTACAGCCATAGTTACACCGTCAATAACTAAAGCCGCCTGAGTACCTGCATTTGTTAACGTCGCGCCTACACCTGAGTTTGCTCTAGTCGCATACGATAATCCAGTAGCATTGGTTAACCCTGTGATCTGAGCGCCGCCATATGTAAGTGATAATGTAAGCTGGTTAGTTGCGGGTACGGAGTAAACAAAATAAGCAGTGTTAGTAGACAACCCATTACCAGCAGTTGTAGTTAACCAAATTTGGTCGTTTACAGAAAGCCCATGCGTAGTTGAAGTGGTTACAGTAGTACCGCTTGTAATGGTGGTGATGTTAAAAGTTGTACCACCTTGCACATACGTAGCATTTAAGTTTCCTGTTGTTTCTACTAATACAGGTTCATGAATATGCAACCCTGCAGTAACAGCATTATCAACGTATGCTTTTGTAGCTGCTTCTAGCGCTGTTGTTGGGTTAGCATCAAGCGTTACTGTTGAGCCAAATGTAGTAGCGCCAGAAATATAAGCATCGCCATTTACTTGGAACGTCTCACCTGTATCAGTTGTGGTACCAACTAAAACATTACCCGTACCTTTGATTTGCATACGGATGTTAGCGGTTAATGTATCCCCAGTAAAAAGCGTAATATCACTGGCTGTGTTACTTGTACCGATAACTAAGTCAGATGCTTGTCCACTTGCCCCACCGCCTGTATATAAATAACCTGCATTTGCAGGGAACACAGTGTATGTTGGGTTTGTATAATTCGAGCTACCAATACCCATATCAATAAAGTATGAGTTAACGTCTGATGTGTCGTTATACGCAACATAGTCAACGGACGCATCTGTACCGTTACTTACGTTTTGAATGTAATTTAATTGGTAGCCATCATAGTCTGTTACCGCACTTGAAAATGTTTGTACAAACGGTGTATACGCAGCTGCGCCTGAACCTGTTAACTTTATTGTGTTTGCAATTTCTGGTTCAACAATAACTAAACTGTTTGGTGTTAATGTTGTTCCCGTATTGTTTAGGTAAACAGCTCTTTCGGTCGGGTATGTACAAAACACATCTTGCGTACCAGACGAAAAATTTATGAGTGACGTAGTACCAGCAGAGTTAGACAACACCGTATCACGTGATAGTGAAGTACCTGAAGAAGTGTACGTACCAATACCTACTTCCCAGTTGTTGCCGGTCTGATCAGCAATCGCATAATACGTAGTATTACCGTTGCCTATAACCGAAAACGAAACATAACCAGTAGACGCACCTAGTAAAGTAACCGAACCGGTACCCGGACTTGAACAAGTTTCTTTGACTCTGTCTTTTAGAACTAATGCCATATATCACCTACTAATTTGGAGTTGTCGGATTATCTGTCCAGCCACCCGAAGGGAATGTAACGCCGCTGCCACCTGTAGACCAACCACCGCCCGGAGTAGAACTTCCACCGCCAGCAGGTGCCCAACCACCAGTAGGTGTAGATCCAGTACCACCTGTAGACCAATTACCAGAAGGCGTTGTGCCACTACCGCTAATCACCCAGTCACCAGAAGGAGTATCTGGTTCAGGATTCCACGGATTAGCTCCATTGGGCGCATCAGAAACCGTGATCTGCTCAATTATATCGACTAAATAATTGGTGGGCGCAAAGTAAATATCACTGCCAGCTAACGATTCTGAGATCAGCCCATTAAAGAATGCGGTGCATGCAAGTGCATCGGCTATGACAGTTTGCTCAGTTACAAATACATCTGCTGTTATAAATGTTGATACTGTTGAGCTTGCGTTTATTGATTCAGATACGGAACCACCAATGCTAGTTGTAGCACTCTGGCTATCTGCAGCTGCTACTGATTCAGATACTGAACCCGCAGCGACTATAGAAGCTGTAACTGTAGCTTGTGCATTTATGGTTTCGTTAACAGTAGCATTAGTATTTAATATAACTGCTACTGCATCTAAAACTGTAAGCGCTTCAGAAATTAAACACTCTATAACTAAAGCGCCGGTATTTGCATCGACTAGCTGACATGTTTCTTGGACCGCCGCGCCTATCTCAAACGTAGAGCTACTACTATCTGCGAGTTGTACGTTTTCAGCAATCTGAGTATCAAACACTGTTTGTGCGGATACAGAAGAAGCTAGATCAATCGCTTCGTTTATTAATGCTTCAAATGTAACTAATACAGAGTTTGTATCAGCAACATTAATTTGTTCGCTAACGTCTACGTTAAGGCTAACTACGTTTGCCTGTGAACTGGATACTTGTATAGCTTCTGCTACGTCGGCAGCTATGTCAGCAGATGAGCTAGCGGCAGCTGATACTTGTACGCTTTCATTTATTTGCGTGTTAATTTCTACACTGATTGATTGCGCATCGGATAAATTAACTGTCTCTGCAACATCAACATTTAGCGTAACAATATTGGCATTAGCATCAGAGACATTGACTTGTTCAACAATAAATAGGAATGTACCAACAGTACTATCTTGTGAAGCATTTAAACTAACTTGCTCGTCAACCGATACTAATAAATTTTGTTCTATATCTTGCGCATTAGACAGCGCAGTTTGCTCACTAATATTTGCTGCCGCTGTTAGTGCCACAGCTGTAGAATCCGAAACATTAACTTGTTCGTCTATAGCGCCACTAAATGCGGAAGAGCTTTCTGGGTCAGCAGCTAAATCGGATCTTTCCTCTATTGCTACAGATATATTTATAACAGCAGCTTCAGTATCACTAAATGCGGCTTGCTCACTTACATCAGCAATTAATCCTAAGGTAGCGCTTTGTGTATCAGATACGTTAGTTTGTTCTGTTATAGATACGTTAGCATCTATCGCTGCAGAATCAGCCTCATCAACTTGTACTGTTTCAATAACTGCTACAACAATAGAAGCCGTTACGCTAGAAGCAGCGTTAAAGTTAACTTGCTCGCTTATTGCGGCTTCTTGGGTGGCGATTACAGATTGATCACTTGATACTTGTATTGATTCACTAATAGACAGTGAAGTATCTAAAGTGCTTGATTGTGTAGTAGATACTTGTATTGTCTCTGCAATAGCGGAAACAAAAGTTGTAACTGTGCTTTGAACTGCAGAAGCATTGATTGCTTCCGAAATTGATGTAGGTAGTACTGATCCGCTAACTTGTGTAGCAGATGCGTTTATAGCTTCCGATACATCTACGTTATGGGTAGTCCCCCCGCTACTCGGTAACGCCGCAAATGGGGTTGCTGCGTAGGGGGAGAACCCGAACATGCGCTACCCTTAAGCAGCGGTTATTTGGTCTTCATCGAACCAACGTTGCTGTTCAACACCATTCACATCAGTGTAAGTAACGAGATACACAACAGTACCATCGTCTAACATGCGAATAGACTCGACAGGTCCGGTTGGGATAACGGCGACGGCTTTCACCATGTCGCCTTTTCTATATGTTGCAGCCATTTAAACCTCCATTAAACCGCATCAGCGGAGAATGTGTAAGTAACGTTAATAGTGTCACCACTAGCAACAATCTTATTACCACCAGTAAAGTTACCTTCAGAGAATAAAGTACCTGAAGTACCTGTGGCTGCGCTAGATAAAAATGCGCCTGCAACAGTAGCTGTACCTGTAATGGAGAAAACTGCAGGAGAAGCGGAGTTACTAATAACAGAAGGATCTGCAGTAGTAGCTGTACCAAACGTAACAGATTTTCTGTTACCGGAATAAATAGAACCACCACCAGCTAGTTCAGTCCAACCAGCATGCGAAGCTAATGTATCACCAGCTGCGTATGTAGGGGATGATGAACCATCAACTAAACCAAGATACCAAGTTGGGGTCCAGCTTGAACCTTTAAAATATTGAGTGTTTAAATCCTGCAAACCAACGTTGACTACTAAGTTATGGAACGCTTCTTCCCACTTTAGATTGCCCGCTGCGTCATAGCAAGTCATTGTAAACACACCACCCAAGCCGCTAGATTCCACTTCTTGCGCAGTCTTGCCTACACCAGCGTGGATCGAATCAGCCATCGAAGATTTTGCGATAGGCATAGTAACTCCTCAAGAAAAACGAATTAAAGCCGTAGAAGCTGTATTAACAGGCATCGTTACGGTGTTGCTTGTACTGCTAAACACTTTATCTGAACCAAAGTCCAGTACTGCTATTGATTTGTTGCTCTTTGAACTGTTATATATCAATGCACCACGTGCTGTAAATGAAGCACCGGGCCAAGATACATTGTTAAAGTTCACATACACAATACCGGAGTTCACATCAGTATTTATTGTTACTCCAGTAATTACAACACCACCTGCTGAATACCCTGTGCCTGTTACTTCATCACTTGTAGTATATGCAGTGGTAGTAGGCCCTAACGTAGCAAAGCCAGTATACAAAGCCATGTACAGAGTATCTGTTAACAGGTTCTGACCTGCTTGCAGAATATCCTGCTTAAAACTATTTGTCTGTCCTTGTTGTAGTGCCATTATGATGTCACCGGTCTCTTAAATTGACCATCACGATATGCATCACCGCGCTCGAGTCCATCACCCAGACGTCTAAGTTGTGCAATACCGTCTTCATATTTCTGCATGTAGTAAGTCATCATGTCAGCTTCACCTTTCATGAAGCCGTACGCTTCTACTAAACATGCGTACAACAATACTTGTTCGTAGTTATCACCAAGCCACGAAGTACCTGTTGAGTTATTAATTGTAGCTACAGTTATACTAAACCCTGAACCGTTACCTATGGCTACATCATTAGAAGATAAAACATCCCCTACAAGATATAGTGAACCGCCGCTCTCAATAACGCAGTTAGTAACAATACCGCTAGCAATAGTTAAAGTAGCAGTTGCGGATGCACCGGAGCCACCGGTTAACTGAACATCATACCAAGTACCATTGGTATACCCACTACCACCAACCAGACTACCTACTGTAAGAACTACACCAGCAACGATTGAAGGTGGGTAGTAGTAATAGTTAATCTCTAACTGATATGGATAATCAGGAGTAGGACCAAACTGATACGCTAACCCATTAGTAAGCGCACCACCAGAAATTGTAGGTCCAAATAACGCATAGTACTTTGGCTGTCCGGTAGCAGTAGGGCTTGGGAATGCTTGCCGCATAAACGTAATATCTTTGTCCAACAAGAACTCATACGTACCGTCTTGTTTTACTAGCGACAATGAATACGTAGATAAAAAATCTGAAGGGGTAGATAAATACTGTACCCCCGTCGATAGCGCACCGACTAATGTTTTACGCAAATACGCGAGCTGCACCGAATTATAGATGCGACGTTCTGCCTCCCTAACGAAGGTAGGTATATTACTTACGAAATCAGAATCGTAGTTCTGAACGTAACTTTGAATCGCAACATATAACTGAGCGTAGTTCACAGATTACCTCTTAGGCCATTGGGCCTCTAGCAATACGACCTTTAGTTGCAGCGCCATTACCACGTGTTTCAATACCGTCAGTCTTTACGCCTTTACTACCGGCAGACTTACTCATCTGACCAATAGAAGGATTGAGCGTATCTAACTTACCTAAGTTTTTTAACTCAGTTTTAGCTGGGCCGCCACTCATGTCATGTGGTTTTGCATAAACAGCTGCAGAACCAACTTCTTTACCCTGAACTTTTTGAGAAAATTTAGCCATGATTAACCCGATTTTTGGTTAGCGACACGAGCCAGATTACGACCCACCTTTACCATTGACTCAGAAGTCACGCCGCCTTTAGCCATCTTCTTACCGTGCATGCGGTTCTCATGCTTCTTAACTTCTTTGTCGGCAATCTTCTTAACTTGTTTTGTATCCATTTCAAACTCCTATGTAATCGTCACATTACCTACCAGACACTGCACTGATAGCGCATTGGGTGTTAGCCCATAATCGTTTGCGCTTGCACCACCAACCGGACCCCAACCCCACTGGACTACACGGCTACCTTCACTTGGCTGCCCAAACGCATCAACATCATTAGGTGGCGTTTGTTGTAACTGCAACCCAGTGTATCCAGATTGGTAGTAGCTGTTATCTGGACGTGGTTCACGTACACCTTGTGGATCGTCCACTGGGTACATACCTAATTGTAACTGTGGTTGGTCTGGTTCCCAACAGGTAGGGCAAACTTTAATCTGCACCTGTTTAGTTTTAATCGTAAGCTTCTTTAATATACTCAGCTTATATCTAAACCCACACCGATCACATTCCGAGATCGAGTGTCTACCGGAACTAAACCTATTGCCCATACTTAAATATACATCTCACGTGGCACCAGACGATCAGCAGCTTTCTCGCGGTCTTCACTAGCCGCAAGTTCCCATGCCTCGTCATATTGCACTTTCAACGCCATAATACGATCAGGCGCTACGTCTTTTAATTTCATCGATAACATATACGACAGTCCAGCTACCATACAGTTCTGGAAGCGGAACGGAATATTCACTGCGTTTACACCTTCGCCAGCATCAGCAATACGCTTTAATCTCCAGTAATAGAACACATAGTATGGGTTCAACGCTGTACCCTGATCCGGTGCAGGCCATACATTAATCTGTGGGTTCTGGGGTGTTGCACCTAACAAGTCAGTAGTTTGCCCACTTTGGCGGTTAATCCACACCTGAATTGGACGACCTTGTGTTAACTTGTTAGGTATAGTCGCGTACGTAGATACACTGATTCGTGTGATTGTTAGATCAGTCTGGTTAGGACCCTGTCCGGAAGAAGTGCGAATAACATGTTCCAGAAGATCAACGGTATTATTAGGTAGATCATAAGTAGTCTGCCCCTGTATTAGATTGACCGAGCCTTGCTCAATAGTCCACAAGTTAATACCACGATTAGCCCACTCACCCAGCAAGAAATTCAGGCTGCGACGAGCCGTACGGAAGTCATAACCACTCCGTAATTCTTTACCACAACGTTCAAACGCCTCTTCGAATATCTCGTTGAGGTCAGGATTAAACGCATAAGTAGCTGTTGTGTATGGCATTAAGCCCTCGTTTTTCCACGTATTGCTATACCGTCTGCACGAGCTGACGCTGATTTAACAGCACCACCTTTTTTCATTAACTTCTGTGGGTTCATCATGTGTAACAAGTCTGCACCTGTAGCACCTGCGCCACCACCTATACTGCCAGAGCCACCACCACGAACACCACTACCACCTACAGAGCTTTTAGCACGAGCCTTTAACGACTCCGCACGAGCATCTTTAGCAGGTGCTTCTATGTTTTCAAGCACTTCATCAACATCTTTACCTGTGATGCTTTTGATTGCGCTTTTAGCTTTCGTAGATAGCTTCTCTTCAGCCATTACTTCCCCGCAGCTCTCATATTGTCTACGAGATTTGGGTAAGGCCTACCAGCAGCTTTTGCTGCAGCCTTCGCTGACTTCTTCTTAGCGGGGCTTAACTTAGTTGGCTTACCTAAACCTTTGGGGCGTGGCTTATCCCACACTGCTCCACCCTCTTTATACTGAGTGAAGTCAGTGTCATCACGACGGGCTTTCTTCTTACCCGACGGCATTTTGGAAGGGGCTATCGCACCCATACCACGAGACGCCATCATTAGCACTTACCGCCGCTACGCATCTTGATCTGTGTACCTTTAGTTTTGCCTTTGACAGCAATGCCATCACGGCTAGGTGCAGCAGTCTTAACAGCGCCCATCTTAGAAGCAATTACGCCACCTTTAGCGTACTTAGCAGCGCCGCCTTTTTTCATACCCTTCATCTCACCTTCTTCATGCTTGACCATTGACTTAGGTGCGCCCTTTTTCTTCATGAACGCAATCTCTTTACCAACCATCTTCTTTGACTCAGCCATACCGCCTCCTGATTTAGTGAACTCTTTACCCACACTTTGCGGAACCCCCGCCTTTTTTGCAAACGCAGGGTTGTGGGCAACCGCCTGCATAAAACGTTCTTGCTTCTTGCTAACGCTAGGCACGAGTCTTACCTCTAATGCAGCATCCATCAGCACGTGCTGAAGCAGATTTAACTTTGCCACCTTTAGCTCTTGCGACAGGCGCAGCGCTACGACTTTGTATCGCATTTATGCTACGGTTTAATCCAGCATTCGCACCTGTGGTAGCTGGGATAGTGTTACGTGCTGCTTCTGCGGCTAATCTAGAATCGGTAGCTTGTCTAAGCGCCATATTCTTATCAACTGCAGCTTTCATCGCGTTAGGGTCAACTAACCTCTGTTGCCCATCTCTTGCATTTAGTTGGTTAACAAATGCTTGATTCTGTTGTTGGCGCTGCATAGCTGGGTTTACAGGTGCAGGTGTTGGAGTCATCGGCCTTGTAGGTGCCGGAGTCATTGGTTTTGTAGGTAAAGCCATTATGCCCTCGTCTTTCCTCTAATTGCACAGCCGTCTGCACGTTGTGATGCTGAGCGAACTTTGCCGCCTGATTTATATGGGTTTCCACCTTCATCCATACGAGCAATGTCAGACTTCTTAAACTTGTCAGTCGTGTTCTTCATAACAGCTTTAGTCTGCGCAGCTTGCTTTACAGGGTAAGGTTGGCTTTTACGCTTCTCGTTAGGTAGAGTATTTAATGGGTAAGGTTTGCTTGGCAATTCGCCCGCAGCTTTACCTCTGAACCCTGTTGTATTCTGTGGTTGTGGCGTAGTAGTTTTTACAGGCTCAGCTGGTTTAGTAGGCTCGGCTGGTTTAACTACAGGTTCTGCAGTTTTTACTAGCGCTTCGCCAGCTTTGTCTTTCTCTTTAGCCTTGTCTTTATCTTTCTTATCCATGAAAGCAAGAACACCCAGACCAGCTAATGTGGTCAGACCCGCAGAGTCTATTTTGGTATTAAAGGCCATCGTTATCCTTCCTACGGATAATGTCTACAAATTCTTTACCCGTAACCATTTCTATTATGCGCATCAAACCAAGCACTGCACCAATCAACCCAAAAAGCGGAGTGAGCAATTCTAAGAACGCACCAACAGCTGCGAACACAGAAATAAAATCAACAAAGTTTTTTAGGTTATCGTGATGCTCTGACATATCAACACTTCCATGCTCTTAAAGATTTATTAATGCGGCTGTTCGGATCATTTGCTGTTTTCGCCGATGTAAGCTTCTTTTTCATACCTGACATACGGGCGCAGAACGACTCTTTCCTTGAGCCGCCTTCCGGCTGGGGAGCTTTCAAATTCATGCCTTGCTTTTTCGCAGAGGCCCTCCCTTTGGCGTTCAAGCCGCCATTGGGATTCTTGCCTTCTTTGCGCTGCCACGCCGGAGTCTTAGCCATAGAGCACCACTATAGTTGCGCTAGACAATGTAGCGTGCACATCAGTATCAAATTTAATGCCCTCACCGGGAAACAAAATAGGTACCGCGCCAGCCGCTGCAGGTGCAGTAAATGAAAACCGTGTGGTCCCACTCGCACCGCCATCTTTTAGCACAACCGTCCCACCGGAAGCGTAGCTAACCGTTATCGCTTTTACACGAGTTGGGCCAGCATACGCTGTGTTGGTAGAAGTAACCTGCGCTGCTTTTACGTCTGTTTGCATGGTCATAACGACCTCCTATTAGACGTTTTGCTGACCGGCTAAAGGATCAACTACGAAGTAAGTGATGTAGCCACCAACAGTACCAGCACCTGAAGTGTCGATAGTTACGGTTACATAGCTCAGTTCGCTAATGGAGTTAAATGTTAAACCGCTGGTAACTGAACCAGTAGAAGCAACAGATAAGTTGTTTGCAATATTACCGGCAGTAGCTGTAGCAGAAGTGTAGCCAAGAGTGTTCAAATCAACACTACCTGAACCTGCATCAGTAATGATCACGTCGGTAACAACAGCGCCAGCAGGCAATACTAAATAAGTAGTAAGCGCTGAAGAAGATACAGCTACTTTTGTTGGGGTAGCAACAGATGCGTCAGCAATATAAAACTGAGCTGCCATCAAGCCAGAACCACAATATGCGGTGCGAGTTT